ATGTTTAGAGATCAAAGACAAATGCCCTGATGACGAATCCGTAGACATTGTGGCATGGACCAAGTTCGACAAGATGACATCAGATGAATTTGATCAATGGATTGATGATCAGAATGAAAATCATAATGGCACTTGGATAGTTGGTTTTCATCCTGATCACCCTGCTGATGATGCTCTCGAAGAGTTCGAGGGCAATGGTGCTCCTGAGTATGCCTTAATTCTTATTCAGTCAATTCGGCATTTAGTTAAATCATCTAAAACAATTTACAAGCGAGGGTACTATAAAAATTACTCTCAATTTGACATAAACCACATCAAGAAAAGGAATAAATTATGAGAGGCGGAAAAGGAATGAAGAAAAAACCAATGGTTCGCAAAATGGTTAAAAAAGCAGCTCCAGCAAAAAAGAAAATGCTGAAGAAGAAAAAGTGAGTAAACCGACTAAGGTCAATTCCCCTAGACGCATCCGAAAGGGTGAAACTGGATATGGGAAGAAAAAATTTGTTGTACTTGCATCAGAGAATGGCAAGACAAGGACGATTCGTTACGGGGATGCAAACATGAAGATCCGTAAATCTAATCCTGATGCCCGTAAATCCTTTCGAGCTAGGCATAAGTGCGATCAGAAGAAATCAAAACTAACAGCAGGCTACTGGTCCTGCAAGAAGTGGTAAGATGCCAAAAGACGCTTGTTATAAGAAGGTAAAGGCTCGGGTAAAGGTATTCCCATCTGCTCGAGCATCGCAACAGATTGCCAAGTGCCGGAAGTCCAAAGGGCAGGTTCGTAAGACTGCTAAGGGTACATCGTTGAAACGATGGGGTGCTGAGAAGTGGCAAGATACACGAACCGGTAAACCATGCGGACAGGGCAAGTCGAATGAATACTGCCGGCCAACCAAAAGAGTTTCGAGTAAAACACCCAAGACAAAATCGGAGATGAGTAAAAGCCAACTGAAACGAAAGAAGGCTGAGAAATCGAAGGTTGGAATGGGACGAAGAGTAAAACCTGTAAGAAGGAAAAAATGACATTAGGAGATGCAGTAGCCGGACTCGGAGAACAGACAGAGTGGGTGGTGATTAAGGACTTTATTAAAGAACAGAGGGATATGTGCCTGGTGGATTTTCAGGATTATACTCATGTGGACAATCCGCAGAAGCTTGCCCGATTATCGGGTGAGATTGCAGGACTGACTCGAATATTGGAGGCGTTGGACAATGCCGAAACTGACACCCCATCAGCAATTTAAAAACGCCCACAGGGCATTGATTAATCGTTGGATTGAAGAATCCGACATCGCAGATACGGAGATCGCCAAGATCGCGATGGAGGATATTGAGGAGTGGCTGGATGAGGATGTTGTCGATTTTGAGTGCGATATGGTGCTCGAGGACGATGACGATGATGAAGAGGAAGGGTAACCTTTACGAGCAGAAGTTTTTCTCGGAAGCCCTCGAGCATGGACTGGAGGTCTTTGTGCCATTAGGCGATTATCTGCCACAGGACTGCCTGGTGATGAACACGGCAGGCAAGATATTTAAGATTCAAATAAAAGGGACTGAGAGTAAATCGAAGGACAAGGCTCGTGGTGGATTGGGGCGGTACATGGTAACGACCGCTAGCGGATCTTCAGGCAAAGAGTCGATAGACTGCACAAAAGTGGACATATTGGTGGCATATGTCGAAGATGAAAACATTTTTTACAACATCCCATGCATGGAATTAGACGGGGCAAAAAGAATCGGACTGTATCCTCACAACCCTGATTCTAAAGCCAAGCATGAGAAATTTAAGGATAATTGGAAAATTTTTCGGGTTACCTGATAAAACTGCTTTTTAAACTGCTATAATTGTCACTGGTGGAGCATATCTGCTCCGCAGATACAAGCAAGAGAGTGCGAACTCTACAACAAACGCAGAAATTATGGCAGAAACAGTTATTAGCGAGGCTCCGGCTGAATCCACGGGAGCAGAAAACAATCAAGTACGAGGCCCACTATCGGTGGAAGATTTGGCGGCAAGTTTTGTCGAACAGGTCGAAACGGATCAGGAGGCTCAACAGGCGGATGAGGCTAAAGCGGAAGTCACCGAGACTCCCGAAGAAGCAGAAGCATCTGCCGACCAGGAAGATGTTCTTTCACAGTCTGTAACCGAAGAATCTGACGAAGAGGAGGAAACGGAAGAGGATACCGAAGAGGAAGAGGTTGAAGAAGAGGTAGAGGAGGAAACTCCAAAGGCTCTCAAGAAAACTCTTAAACAGATTTCGCGTCTTACTGCTCGAGCAAAATCAGCAGAAGAAACAGTCGAATCGCTCAAGAGTGAGATTCAAAACCTCAAGCAATCAGGAGGCAGTCAATCGCAACCGGCTCAACCCGAATTGGAAAACATTCAATCGTTTGAAGATTTGGAAAATTTGAAGCGGGAAGCACAGGCGGCCAAGAAGTTTGCACTTCAGCATATAGGTAAGTCGTTCGTAGAGGTCGATGGCAAGGAATATAGCGATGATGATATTCGTAATATCCTTACCCAGGCTGACGAATACCTTACTGAAAAGATTCCTCAGAGGAGTGCTTATCTAAGGGAAAAAAGCGAATGGAGTAGAGATACAATCAACACCCACCCGTGGATGGATTCATCGAAAGATGATGATATATCCGAATCCCGAAGAGAAACCTATAACCAGCTACGAAACCAATACGGCAATGTACTGGACAACCTTCCCAATGGTGACTTTATCGCCGCAACTCTTGTCAGAGGCATTGAAGCATTGAAAAGCGAGCAATCCGCCAAGGCTCCCAAGAAGGTAGTCAAAAAGCGTAAGGCTCCACCTCCAACCGATGGAGGAGATGCATCCCCGCCAATCGAAAACTCGACCACTCGGAAACAGAAAGAAAAGGCAAAAATCCTGGATCGGAAAGGACCACTCTCGGTTAACGATCTCGCCGCATTTCTAGCGGATTAAATTTCTTAAACTTCAAAATTATTTTTAAAAATGCCAACTAACATTGCAACTTCCTATAATGTAACAAGCGCCAAAGGGGCCTTAGAGAATCTCGAAGGGTATCTGAAATCTGTCGAGCCAACAGAAACGCCGTTATATTCTACGCTATCACAATCAGCCGCGCCAAAGGCAACTCTCAATGAGTGGCTTGTGGACTCGCTTGCTGATCCTGAAATCGGTGGAGTAATTGACGGAAATGATCTCGATCTTTCTACTGCTCAAAACTTAATCGACACTCGTGCAAGATTACATAATCGTGTGCAGACATTCCGCGACTACTTTGCGGTCTCTCGTCAAGCTGAGATGATTGATGTCGCTCCTAATGGACAGGGTGGATTATTTGCCGCTTCCAAAGCAAAATCACTCATTCAGCTTAAACGCTCTATCGAAACCGCTATCGGATCAGGAAATGATCAGAGTGCAGGTTCAGGTTCAGCCGCCTCGACCCTTTGTGGGTTAGGGATTTGGTCTGACCCAAGTGCGACCGGAAATACATATGATACAAGTGCCAAACAAGCATTTCGTGCAGTAAGCGGATCTCGTGTATCTCTTGGTTCTTTAACTGAGTCTGCACTTCGTGGATTACTCCAGGCAGTTTACACTGCTAGTGGTGCAAAAGGTTCCTACAAATTGTATGCTGGACCGGCTGTCATGGCGGCCATCACAGATTACACCCGTGCCGCAGTTACCAACAATCCTGTTTACAGTTTCACTCAAGATGTAAGTGGTAAGACATTAGTCGGATCAGTTCTTCATTATGTTTCAGACTGGGGCAGTATCGATATCATTCCTGACCTCTTTTTGGGTCGTGTAAATGGATCGGCTTCCGGTACTGACACTGTTGAAGGTACAGTAAACACGGATCGTGCTTACTTAATTCCTGACGATGACACTGTTTCCCTCAAGTTCCTTGAAGGCATTTCCGTAGTGGATCTTCCTGACAACGGAGGTGGAAAAAGGGCATTCTCAGAGTGTATGGCTACCTTGCGGGTAGGCAATCCACGCGCGCTTGGAAGTATTATTTAAGTAACTTCGGGTTTATTATTGATCATGTTGTTGTTGGGGAGCCGGTTTAGGGTTAGACCGGCTCCCCTTTTTCCATTTAAATGAGTCTAAATATCATCGTAAGGGGAGGTAAGAAAAGCAGATCGTCACAGGACGAAATCGCTTATTACCTTCGTAAGCATAACGAGCAAGCCGCAGTCAATGAAAAGGCTGGGTATGCACAACGCCAAAAGCAGGCTCGCAAGGCCGCCAAAGCGTTTGAAGGAGGTAAAGGTGACCTTCGACTTGCTCGGGTAACAGACTTAACCACATATGTCCGCCATGAGCAGGAAAGACCAGGATGCTGGGCAGACAAAGGATTCCGTAAGGACTTCGAGAAATCAAACCCCGAGTGCAAAGTTAAACACTAATTCTTTTATATTATGGCAAACTACGCTACCGCCACCTATTCGCAGTTAAAATCAAGATTCCGAGCATTGGCCGGACTTGATGCATTACAGGCAACAGATGCTAGTTTCCTTCGTGATCTCGTAAATCGTGCGGCTCGTATAGCCCATGAGAGATACCCTTGGCCACAGTTTACAGTCATGGGAGAGAGTGTCGCTATAGTGACATCTGATGCCAACAGGCTACGGATTTACGGAACAAGCAACAAGCTGGCAAATGATGCAAATGTTGTTTTTCGTATTCATAAAGAAGATCCTACTACTACCCGTTACCCTGATGAATATACATTCCTGACCGAGTTAGATTCAGGAGGATATCCATCAGTCAAAATCATTGAGCCTAGCACATTGAACGGCGTAAATGTTTTTGTCACCTATCGTAAAGATTTAAGGTCTGAGATAAACTCGGGATCGGCTACATCAGGATATTATGGTGATGAGGCTGGCGACTCACAGGAAATACCAAACTTCTTTTTTGAGTACCTTGTTCATTCAAGCTATGCCAATTTTCTCCGTGGAGATGGCCAAACAGAAAAGGCAATCGCAGAAGAGGCTAATGGTGAAATTATTCTTCAGCAGGAAATCGATTTAGTACGGGAACAATCCCGTCAGTATCGAAATGATATTTTGCAGTATCGTTCCCCATCACAATTTAACCGGCATAACATTCAAGCCGGAGGCAAGCCTGTTAGTCCAGGCATCGCAAATGTTCAATAATGGCTAGAACTGTTACATTTGATTCTCTCGAGAAACGCTTCAAGATGGCGGCTGGTCTGCCTACCTTGACACAGGTGGATGAATTTTTCTTCAAGGAATCTTTAAACAGTCGAGCACAGACAGCCTGGCATCGTTGTAAATGGCCTGAACTGCTTAAACTGGTAGAGAAGTCAGTCGGATCGACTACTAATCCCACAGCAGGCAAGGCAGTACAGATCGACAATGATTTAAATATCATGGAGATCCACCAGGTTTATACGAAGAATCCATTTACAGACAGCACGGCGGTATTGTTAGATTTTAAACTACTGGACGGATACTTGATTCTACCGGCAAACAGTTCGGTCACATCTGTCTTTATTGTAGGGACCGCAGTTCGCCCAACTTATGGAAAGGATGCAGGAGAAGAATCGAATGTGCCTGACTTTTTAGCTAACTACCTGGTGGCCGGCGGACTCAGCGACTTTCTTCGTGGAGACGGACAGACAGAGGCCGCCATGCAGGAAGAGAATAGAGCGGAAGAATATCTCGCATTAGAAATTGATCGGGCAGAACGCCTGCAATCGCAAAACAAAATAACCTTTAACACTTACCCGAGCTACTCGTTCGGCATTTCAGTTTTAACCACATCATAAAATGGGCATATCATCATTCAATATATCTAACAGCATGGGAGCCAATGGTTGCGTCTATGTTAACGGCACAGGAGCAAATACAGGCGACTTCATCGCAGTTCAGTTCACTGAGGATTCAGTAGTTGGAGCAATTACGGGACAAATGGATAATTCGTCCGACTTGGTTGGTGATTTAATCACCTTCAGCCAGGGTCAGGTTTTGTATTTACCATTCACCAGCATCACTCTTTCAAGTGGTAGTGCGATCCTCTATAAGGCTTAAATAATGCCTTACTTCGGTCTAGGACTTCACATAGGTGATTATGATCCTGACTCAGTGGTCGGACCTGTCATTGATGGAATCCTGCGAACTGAGGCTGGAGATTTTTTACAAACAGAGGCTGGAGCATTCATTCGATTTGAAATTCCACCTTATTTATCCACCGAGGCAGACGAAGTCCTACGAACTGAACTAAACGAACCAATCTTAACTAATTAAATAAAATGGCTAATAAAAAAATTACTGATCTTAGTGATCTTCCATCACCCGCCGGGGCAGATGTTTTACCAATCGTTGACGATGTAAGCGGATCACCTGTTACTAAAAAAGTAACTGTAAATAATTTAATAGCACTCGCTCCCCAGGGCGATCTACTCGCTAGTAATAACTTGAGCGATGTGGCAAGTGCATCAACATCCCGCACCAATCTTGGACTCGGCGATGCGGCCACCAAGACTGTCGGAACATCAAATGGTAATGTAGTAGCTTTAGATTCGACAGGATTACCCGCAGTAGATGGTAGTCAGTTAACAGGCGTAACAGCAACCGATAGCACAAAATTAGCTATCGCAAGTAATCTATCAGACTTGAATAATGCAGGGACTGCTCGCACAAATCTTGGACTCGGTGATGCGGCTACGAAGACTGTCGGCACAGCCGACACAAATGTAATCGCGGTATCAAGCGGTACGGTTGACCTGGGCGGTAATAAGCTCGAAGACTTTGACGCTAGTATTAATGAGCAAACAGGAACAGCTTACACGCTTGTGGCAGGAGACAACGGCAAGGTGATTAAGTTCACCAACGGATCTGCAATTACGCTTACCCTGCCAAGCGGATTAGGGGAAGGATTCAACTGTACTGTCATACAATACGGAGCAGGGCAGATTACATTTTCAGGAACTTTCTATAATCAGTCATCGCACACAAAGACCGCAGGGCAGTACGCTGTGACGGGATTGATCAGTTGCGTGGCAGATTCATTCGTTCTAGCGGGCGATACAGCTTCCTAAGTCCGATGACTTTCATACTTCCAAGTTTCGGAGCATCAGCCATATCCGCAGTACCCGCAAGTGGTGGTGGGGGTGGGTATAATAGTTACGCAGTAGAATTTGACGGCACTGACGACTTCATGACCACAGGTTACACTTTTGGTGGAGCCACCTTCTCAGCTTCTATGTGGGTCAAGCCGACACTAGGAGCAGGTAATAGGTGGATTGGAGACAATACAGCAGGTAGTAGTGCTATGCGTTTAGACTTCGGTAATAAAGGGACTAATTGGTTTGTGAGATTAGGTGCAGGGCAATCTACGAGAAAGACTGTAAGTGCAGCAGCAGTCAACGACGGGGCTTGGCATCATGTGGTGCTGACCATTAATGGCACATCTGTTAAGATTTATGTAGATGGTTCAACCACGGGTGGAGATGTATGGACAGCAGGTTCTCCTCTTTCAGCCGGATCAAATGCAGTCATGGTAGGTAGGGGTACAGGTTTTTTTGATGGATTAATGGACGAAGTTGCATTTTGGGATGTAGAGCTTTCATCCTCTGATGTTACCACACTCTATAGTGGTGGAACAGTAAGTGATATTTCGTCTGTTGGTAATAGCGGAGCTGGACCTTTTGCGTGGTGGCGTATGGGTGACAATGATGGAGGTACAGGCACTACGATAACTAATCAAGGATCAGGAGGATCAACTAACGACGGTTCATTTCCTAACGGTATTACTTTTGAATCAACTGACATACCCTCTTAATAACTATGAGAAACTATGTAATCATTGACGCTTCGGAAGTAAGTTCCGTTGATTTTGACCAAGTCTTAGAAACCTCGGCAGATACGCTTAGATACAACCTTGCGGGTACTAAGACCTTCGTAAAGTTCGAGGGTGAAACACCATCATTCCTAGCGGGTAAAACGCAGTACACACATTCCGAGATGCTTGAGATCTTAGCAGGCGAGGAGTGGACAGACCCTGACGCGAATCCTT